AGATTCGGGACTCTATGGCTGCTGTTTATGCGGCAAGAACCGGTCTCGAATATGAACAAATCAAGGCAATAATGGATGATGAAACGTGGTTGAGCGCCGAAGAGGCCCTGTCTATGGGTTTTTGCGACGAAGTTGATGCGCCTATAGAAATAGCGGCATCTGCGCGCAACCTAACCGATGGTGATGTGATGTGGAAGACGACCGCTGGTAAATCTCAGTTCAGCCGTGAACTCGCGGCAAAAATGCCAGCGGCGGCTCAAAAAATTCCATTAATTTTAACGGAGAAACTTACAGATGCGGTTAGCTCTGTAAAAAATCTACAAAACATAATAACAACAAAGGAGGAAACAGTATTGGACATCAAAAACGTAGCAGATTTGGAAAAGGCATTTCCGACGCTTGTCGCGGAGATACGCGCCGCCGAGTCGGAAGCCGGGACAAAGGCCGAACGTGAACGCCTGAAAGCTATGGATAGCTTAGCAGGTCCCGGACGCGAGGCGATTATCGCCAAGGCAAAATACGAGGAGCCGAAAGACGCGCGCGACATCGCAATGGAGCTTTTACAGGCCAGTCAAAACACGGAGTCGCTTGAAGCCCGTAAGCAGGACGCCTCAGAGGTAAACGGGGTGTTACAGCCGTCGGCTGGAACTTCGACGTCAAAGGAGCGGGAAGAAGCCGTACAAAGCAAGATGGCAGATGAGATTGATAGATTAAGGGGGTATAAGAAGTGAATAATCCTGTAACACTGGATTTAGTAACGCCGGGGCCTGTAGTACCGCCGCCGGATTTCCTGATAGCCGGTCCTGGTGGTGTACAGCATACCGACATCGTAAAAATTCGTGTGGACGTCAACACCGAGCTAAAACGTGGGACTCTCTTAATGGTTAGCGAAATAGCCGCTGAAAGGGTGTTCGTTCCCTGCACGGTTGACGGGTTGACCGAGGAGAGTAACACCTTTGGCATACTCGCTGACACGATAATGATACCTGCGAACGAGCACGCGGACATAGCTGCTTATTTCGAAGGGGATTTTAACGAACACGCTGTCATTTTCCCGTGGGCGGTCGACGGTGACGACCATGCGGAGCAGGTGGAAATTGCGCGAGAAGCTCTGCGCCGCCAGAAGATTTTCTTGCGCAAATCGAACAAATGGTAGGAGGTAAAAGATGAGCCACGATTATTACAACCCAAAAACAATGCGCGGTGTCATTAGGCGGACGCTGCCGCTTCGCACGCTTTTCAAAACTCGCTATTTTAATAATGTCGTAACTTTTCCGACAGAAACAGTGAGTTTTGAATTTCAGGAGGGTAAGCGTTACCTTGCGCCTTACGTAAGCTCGCGCCTCGGTTCAGAAACTGTGGAGCGGGAAGGTTATGGAGTTAGAACGTTTAACACTCCCTTGGTCGGCCCGCGTCGAGAGATAACAAATGACACCTTGGCGCAAAAACTCTTGGGCGAATCCGAATGGAACAGCGGCATGACGCCGGAGGATCGCGGCATAAGGATCGCGGCGCAGGATATCATGGAGCTTCAGGACATGATCTATCGGCGCGAAGAGTATATGTGCGCACGCGCGAAACAGGACGGATACCTGACTATCAGGGGTAGAGGCGTCAATTTCAAGGTAGATTATGAGTTTGACAACATCATTGAGGTCGCTCCCAGCGACCGCTGGACGCCTACGTTTGACATCTTGGGACAGCTCGGAACGTTGTCGGAAGAATTGCAGATATACGGCATCAATCCTGACATGCTGATTTTGGGGCGTGATGCGGCCAGGGTGATAATGAAGAACGAAGAAATATTGAAACTGCTGGACATCAGGCGTGTCGAAATTGGCGAAATACGGCCTGAGCAGCTTGAAAACGGGATACGCTATATTGGTCGTCTCGTTACGCCTGAGATCACGTTGGATATGTATAGTTACGCCGAGTGGTGGCCGGACAAAGACGACCTAAACAGCGACGGGCAGCCCAAACTCAAGCCCATCGTAGACCCTGAGACGGTTATTATGCAATCGTCCCGTGAGCAGAACTCGATGCTTTACGGGGTTATCACCCTGATTGACAAGGTAAGCAAACAGCATGTCTCGTACATGGAGCCGTATGTGCCGCACTCCTGGATAACGGAAGAGCCGCCGCAACGCTTCATTTCAATCAAGTCACGGCCTTTGCCCATGCCGCACGATCTTAAAAGCTGGCTGGTTTTAAAGGGCGTCGTTACTGGCGGAATTTAAGGGGGTCCTGCTATGGATAGGAAAATTGTTCTGCTGCCGGGCATGAAGTACATGTCCGGCGGTGTGCTTTATAGGGGCGGCGATACTTTGCCGGATACGGAAGAAACCCGCGCTCTTGTGCGGAAAAAGAAGGCCACATGGGAAGAAAGTATGCCGGACGAAGAAACGCCTCAGAGTGGCGAAACAGACGGCTACGAAAGGCAGCGAGTTAAAGACTTGGCCGATATTGCCAAAGCACGCGAAATAAACCTCCCTAGTGGCGCTATCAAAGCCCAAATTATCGAACTTCTGAGAGCTTGGGACGCAGAAAATGAAGGAGCTTCTTGACCTTTATATTGAAGAAACGACATTTCGGCGTCAGGTAGAGCAGGACCTTGAAGACGGAGCGGCGTGGTTTAATTCCGATGAATTCGGAAAATATCACGATATCGACGGAAAAAAAGTCCTTTCAGTGTTTACAGCAGATCGGCGAGGACAAACCATAGCAATAAAACTCAACACGAATGAAAATACGGAAGGCGTAGTCAAAAGCAGAGGAATATTATTCGTGCGCGCCGATGAAATAGACGGAGTGAAAGCCGATCAATCCCTGCGTTTAGATGGTCGCCTGTATTACGTGGCCGAGGCACGGATATTACAGGGCTGTGTGTGGAGGATCGTATTGGAGGCGAATGAGTCGTGAGTGGGCCGGTAATCCAAGTGTCCAGCAAAGAGATTGACGAAGCAATAAAAAAACTCACCGGTTGGAGGTGGGGAGCGGAGCGCGCTGTGAAGTATTCTCTGCATGAAGCCGGTAGCGGTTTAAAAGGAGACGCCGTAAGTGAAACAAAGAAAAGATATTACCTTTCGGCAAGCGAAATTCGAAAATCTTTGACTTTTAAGAAGGCGGGAGGCTCAGGGTATCATTCTGTTACTTTGACCAGCATAGGGCATAGTAAACGAATCACAGATTACAAAGTGACGGGGAGCGGCGAAAACATCAAGGTTGCTGTCAAGCGTGAAGGTGGTATGAAACCGCTGAAATCCGCGTTTTTTAGGGATTATAACGGGCGAAAGGTAGTGTTGTGGCGTCCGCCTGGCGTTTCCGGCCCGGCAAGAAGGGTCTTTAGTCCTTCTGTACCCCAGGTTATGAAAAACGAAGAAACGGTAGCAGAGATGGAAAAGAGGACTGCGGAACGATTCCGAAAGCGTCTGGACCACAACATATCCAGGATGCTTGCAGGAGGATGGAGAGGAGAGGGTAGAAAAGGATGATCGCCCTCCATCTTCAAGACGCGCTTGTGGCTCGATTACAGGGTATTTTTTCAGATTATACCCTGCCGACAAAGAGCGGCGAGGATAAACCCGTAAAGATATTCTCGCAGTATTTACCGCGACCGAAAGGGCCTACGGTTAGACCACGTGGGGAAGCCAATGAAGAAACAGAGGCAGAATACGGACCGGAAGACTTCGAAGAAAATTTTCCCTGCGTCATCGTGAAATTTGATGAAGGCGTGGATAAAGAAGAAAACGCGCCCGATGCGACACGTATCAGCGTCCGTATTCTGATCGGAGCGTATGATCCATCTCCTGATGAGCAGGGATATCGCGATGTAATGAACATCATGGAAAAGGTCCGACTGGAGCTTTTGTCTGATAGGCTTCTGAATCGCAGGTACAGGCTGGAAATGCCATTCAAATGGTACTTATTTGAAGATCAGCCGTGGCCGATATTTTTTGGACAGATCGAAACAGCATGGGAAACCGGACGCCCGGCTATGCCGGGTACGGGAAACATTTACGGAAAATTTTGAGTGAGGTGACAAATAAATGGCGAAAAAAACACAGGAATACGAAGGTTCTCCGGCGGAGACTTCGTGGGCGCGGGAGCTGGCACAAGGGGCGCGGCCTGTGCGTCTGGCCTACGTAGGGCCGAACGTGCCGGGCGGTATTTTGCATCGTTTTCAGGTTTTTAAGGGAGGTTTGCCGCCTTATTGCAAAGATGTGTTTGAAAAAATTCCAGAAATCAAGGAGCTTTTTGTCCCGATAGAGGGGCTGGAGGCGATACGGCGAAAGATTGAAGAGCCGGGCACGAACGAGGCCCGGCTTTTTCATATCGCCCAGCAAAAGCTGACGAAGGGAGTGAAGTAGATTGGCCTTTCAGCATGGAGTCTATAAGTATGAAGTACCGACATCCATAATTCCGCCAGCGCGGTCAGAAGCTGGGTTACCCGTTATCGTCGGAACCGCGCCTATTCATCTGGGAAGTAACCCGGAAGAAACCCTTCTGAACGTCAACAAGCCTCAGCTTGTCTACACCTATGCCGAGGCCGTCGAATTGTTTGGAATCAGTCGTAATTGGGAGAAATACACGCTTTGTGAATTTATTTCCTCTCAGTTCCCGCTCTTCGCGATGTCGCCTTGTGTATTGATTAACGTTCTCGACCCCTCGATTCACAAGGTTAATGTTACTGAAGAGGAATTTTCGGTAACGGAGAGAACAGTTAATTTGGGACAGGACGTATTGCTTGACAGTGTAACATTCGCAAGCGGCACTCTTGTTGTGGGAGTGGATCATTCCCTTGGTTATGATAAGGACGGCAACGCAATACTGAATTTATTGGTAGGCGGAAGCCTTGAGAGCGCATCTAGTGTTACCGTTAGCTTTACGCGCCTGAACCCTGCGGCAGTCGATGAATACGACATTATTGGCGGTGTCAATATTACGACAGGGGATTACGAGGGGCTGGAACTGGTCAACAGCATATTTCCGAAATATCGTCTTGTTCCAGGGCTGCTTGGGTCTCCGAAATGGTCGCAAAAACCGGCAGTTGCCGCTGTTATGCGGGCCAAAATGGATAACATCAACGGACATTTCACCGGGCAGTCGGTTGTAGATATCCCAAGTGATGCTGATGGAGCGCCGCGCTATACTGACGCGCCAAATTGGAAAAACCTGAATAATTACATGGCGGAGCGTCAGATCGTTTGTTGGCCGAAGGTGAAACTCGGCGACGACGAATTCCATTTGTCCACGCAGCTCATAGGGCTAATGAATAAAACGGATGCCGGCAATGAGAATATCCCTTATAAAAGTCCGTCAAACAAGATGTTGCAAATGAACGCTTGCGTCAACGATCTTGGTAAGGAGATAATGCTCGGCATCGAACAGGCTAATTACCTGAATGGACAGGGAATTGTCACGGCGCTTAACTGGATTGGCGGGTGGCGTGCCTGGGGTAATAGAACTGGCGCGTACCCTGCCGTCACAGACCCCAAAGACGCTTTCATTCCTATACGTAGGATGTTCGACTGGATCGGAAACGAGTTTATCCTTACGTTCTGGCAAAAAGTGGACGCGCCGATGACCAAGCGTCTCGTGCGTACCATCGTGAACAGTTACAACATTCGCTTGAACGGCCTTGCGGCACGGGAATTTATACTTGGCGGGCGTGTGGAATTTTTGGAACCTGAGAATCCGTTGACTGATTTGATGGACGGGATATTGCGTTTTCACATTTACCTTACGCCGCCGCCTCCTGCCGAGCAAATCATCGGGATTCTTGAATTTGATCCTCAGTATTTGAGCACGCTGTTTAGCTCGTAGGAGGTGTGAAGTGTGAGTAATATCATTCCTGAGAAGACAATAAACTTTTCTGTCTATTACCAAGGCAGGGACCTCCTGGGTATTGCCGAGGGAGAGCTGCCTAATCTGGAAGCCATGACAGAAACAATTAGCGGCGCTGGAATTGCCGGTGAGATCGACTCTGTAACCCTGGGGCATTTCAGCTCAATGGGCTTGTCTTTGACGTGGCGTAACATCACGGATGCGTTTGTAAGGTTGGCGGCTCATAGGACGCATGAATTATACCTGTATGCCGCTCACCAAGATTATGATGCCGGTATGGGCATATATATTCCCAAGGCCATCGCGCTATTTGTGAAAGCTATTCCCAAAACGGCGAATATAGGTAATTTGGTTGTCGCGTCCCTGTCGGACACGCAAACCGAGTTTGAAGTTTTATACCTCAAGCTGGAAATCAACGGCGTTGAGCGAATCGAACTCGATAAGCTGAATTACATATTCAAGGTGGACGGCGTGGACTACCTTGCCGGAGTGCGAGTTGCACTTGGGAAATTATAAGGAGGTAAAACATGAAGATTCGTTTGAAAAAAGCGTTGAGACATAAGGGCGAAGAGCTGCACGAACTTGACATTCCGCTTGAAGATTTGACGGGAATGGACTTGATTGACATTGAACAGCAGCTTTTTAAGGCGGGGAAGGTCGCGCTTATGCCGGATTACTCAAAGATATATCTCATTCGAGTAGCGGCGAGGGCGGCAAAAATACCGGCTGAGGTTATGGAAACCCTTTCTGCACGAGATTTCACGGTCGTGACCAATCGGGTGCAAAGTTTTTTGATGGAATCGGACTCCGGGACCGACGAAGAATCACCGACCCCAGAGCCCGAAACAACCCAGGGAACCGCCCCGGAAATATCCTCCGGCGAATCGCAGTCCGACTAGCGCGTGCCGACACAGGAACACCGGTCACGGAGTGGCTGGCGCTTTCGGTTATGGACTTGCCTGAGTGGTGTGAGGTCGTGGCGGATGAGCAAAAATTGATGGAACGCGAGCTGGAAAAGCGAAAACACAGGAAATAAAAGGGGCGAAAGTATTCAGGTTTCGTCCCTTTTATTTTGAAAATTTACGTGATAAAAACGCAATCCATACTCCGGCCATAATGGGAATACCGCCTCGAACTGACCATAATTCAAGGGTTAGGTAGGTCAAGAATATCCACGGGGTTATCCGTGCGGTAAAGGTGAATACTTTGGAACTCCACTCAAACAGCATATTTCATCACCTTCTCTAAGACACAAAGTGTACTGATTATAGCAGCTTTAGGGGGTGGCTTTTTTGGCTGCCAATCATCAGATTTCTTTTACTATCGGGGCTGCATTAGGCGCGTCATTTGCCGGGGCTTTTGGAAACGCCGGAAAAGCTATGGGCGAACTGCAACAAAGAATGTCTGCTTTATCTAAATCATCTGGGCAAATAGAAAATTACCAGAAGCTGCAACAGCGCCTTACAACTAATCAAGCGGCAATGGTTGCCATGCGCCAAGAAGCGAGAAAACTGGAATCTCAGATACAAAATGTTCCTCAATCTATGCGCGGTATGCCTTCTGTAGCTGCTCATATTTCTAAAACATCGACGGAAATAAAGAATTTAACGACACGGGCAGATGCGTTACAAAGGGGACTGGATAGAGACAGAGAATCCCTAAGCCGTTTACGTCCTGAACTTATATCTGCTGGAGTAGACACTAAAAACTTGTCGTCGGAGCAAGCTCGTTTGGCGGAACAGTCTGCAAAAATGACGCAAGCACAAGAGCGCCTTCAACAAGCTCAAGGAAACCTTGATGCTACGAGACAAACTCTTTCATGGAATAACATAAAAAGCGAACTCATAGGGGCAGCGGCTCCGGCCCTTATGTTAGCCACTCCGTTAAAACAAGCTGCGGATTTCGAGCAAGCTATGGCGCGCGTCGGGGCGGTCACGGGCGTAACAGGGGAAGAATTCGACACGCTTTCCGCGCAGGCCCGCCAGCTTGGGCGCGATACTCAATTTACGGCTATGCAGGCGGCAAACAGCCAAGAAATGCTGGCGCGTGCCGGATTCAATACGCAGGAGATTATCAAAACAATGCCTGCCCTGCTGAATATGGCCGCCGCCGAGGGGATGGACTTGGCGACTGCGGCTGATATCGCGGCCAGCACTTTGCGAGGATACAATCTTGCGGCGGATCAGTCCACCAGGGTGGCCGACGTGCTGGCAAAAACGTCGGCAGCGAGTAATACCAGCATACAGACCCTGGGAGATTCAATGAAGTACGTGGCCCCAATAGCTGCGGGGTTATCTATACCATTTGAGGAAACCGCTGCCATGATCGGCGTCATGGGAGACGCGGGTATTAAGGGGTCTCAAGCGGGGACCGCGCTTCGTGCTGCATTGCTTAGGCTTTCAAAGGAGCCTAAACAGACCGAAGAGGCATTGGCAAGACTTGGAATTGCGACTCGTGACGCTCAAGGCAATTTGCGAACTATGCCAAGCCTTATGCAGGCACTCTCTGAAAAGATGGCAAATATGGGCGACGCCGACAAAATGGGCGAACTTTCCAAAATCTTTGGAGGGGAAGCCGCCTCTGGAATGCTGGCCATAATGGAAGCGGCA